CTGGATGTCGTAGTGGACTGCTGGAACAAGAACCTGCGGATCGGTATGCCTCAGAAAGACCCGCTGACAATTCCACCAAGCCCGGTAGCTAAACGCGACACAGAGCTTACGGAAGCAGAACAGGAGAAGCTCACTGACTGGAAGCACGAAGCAGCCGAGATACACACGCAGGAGAAAGAGCGACGCAGCAAGTCGTTCCAAACCTCCCGCATCATCCGGCTCGCAAGCGAGTACCAACACAAGGAAGGTTTCTGGTACGTCTGGTACGCTGATAGTCGTGGACGATTTTATCCCACTACAGCAGGGTTCAATCCTCAAGGATCAGACCTTGCCAAAGGGTTGTTACGACCGCATCAGGGTAAGCCTCTTGGAGATACTGGATGGTATTGGTTCAGGGTCACCGGCGCGAACAAGTTCGGCAACGACAAGATCAGCTACGACGAAAGAGTGAAGTGGGTTGATGACAACAAAGAGTTCTTCCTGCGAGCGGCTAATGACCCATTATCTAATACAGATGTGTGGGCTAATGCTGACAAGCCTTGGCAATTCCTCGGCTGGTTGTTCGAGTACAGAGACGCTGTTGCACTTGATGCGCTCGGAGTTGGAGCAGACAAGTTCGTGTCGCATGGCGCAAACGGACTTGACGGCACTTGTAACGGCTTGCAGCACTTCAGCGCAATGCTCCGCGACGCGACGGGTGGCGCTGCCACGAACCTTGTACCTTCAAATATTCCTGCTGACATCTACTCCGCAGTGGCAAGCGTATGTACAAAAGCACTTCGTACCGGAGACACTAGCAGTGAAGACGTAGACTGGCTGAAGCTGTGGATCGAGTTCATCGACAAGCACGGTAAGGGCACTATCCCAAGAAAGTGCGCCAAGCGTCCAGTGATGACGCTACCGTACGGATCAACTCGCCAGTCCTGTACGAAGTACATCTTCGAGTACATCATGGAGACCGACCGAGAACACTTCCCCGGAAACTTCAAAGCCGCGTGCTGGCTGACACCGCACCTATGGAAGTCCATTGGAGAGGTTGTTGTCGCCGCTAGGGACGCGATGGGATGGCTTCAGAAATGCGCGGGTGTTCTATCCAAGCAGAATGAACCGATCTACTGGACGGCGGCTGACGGCTTCCCTGTGTATCAGGGGACGCGGGTTATCAACTCCACGAAGATCGACACGCAGCTAGGTGGGCGCTTTCAATTGCGCATCGGTACCTTCACTGACGAGATCGATAAGAACCGTCAGCGTAATGCTGTGGCGCCTAACTTCGTGCACTCTCAAGACGCAGCGCACATGCGTGCAGTGGTGCGGCAATGCAAGGCCGAAGGCATTCTGCCACTGGCCTTCATCCACGACGACTTCGGTACACATGCCGCTGACACGGAGCGGCTGCACGCGATCATCCGTGAGACATTCGTGGAGCTTTATACGAGCCACGATCCGCTGCGAGCGTTAGCTGCGCAGTACGAGGATACGGAGTTTGAACTGCCGGAACTGCCTGCTTACGGTACGCTCGACATTGAGAGCGTCAAGCAGAGTTCGTACTTCTTCGGCTAGGTTCCTCCCTATTAGATAAAAGAACTATTTCAAGGAACGACTATTGAGTTACCAAGATTTGTCCGACGAGGACAAACTGGAAGAAGCAATTAAGTTCGTCGCTATGGGCCAGCCTCTGCCGGAGACGTTAGATACGTTTCTGAAAGAGGCTGGCTTGTACGAGGCGATCATGCATCCAGTACAATGCCCACGTACGTAGCTGCTATGACCGTGCCTCCGGTCTCGGAAGAGTTCATCAAGGCGCTGTGCGCAGCGTTCAGACCCTTCGAGATCAAGCCGGGCTTCGACCGTGACGAGCTTATGCAGTCAACGGGAGAGCAGCGCGTGATCGAATGGATCAAGCACCACGCTTTGAAAGGCCGCACCGTCACAGGTGATGCCGGAGCGTTGAAGCAGGTGCAGCCTACGGGAGCAATTGTAAAACTGGGGACGTAATGCTTCGTCCAATCAAGGTCGAGGACATCGGCCTCATCATTGAAATGCTTCTCGCGTTGCATGTCGAGAGCCCGCACTACAACAAGGTGCAGCCCGACGAACAATACGTGAGTACGACACTCGCCTCTATGATTGAGCAGCCCAATTTCATCGGGCGCATAGACTGCGATCTTCGCGGCTTCATGTTCGGTATCGCTAACCAGACTTGGTTCGATCCTGAACTCAACGCCTACGAACTCTTGCTCTACATCCTCCCCGAATACAGAGGCGGTCTACTGGCCGCAAGACTGATTAGACAATTCGAGAGAGACGCTCAGCGTCTGAATTGCATTCACGTACGCGCGGGCACTAGCACGCGCATAGGTACGGAGGAAGTTCTGAGACTGTACGAGCGGCTTGGCTACACGCGAGAGGCCAACACCGTATCTAAAAGGATAAAATAAATTGTGCGATCCTATCACTGGCCTCATGGCCGGTGTCCTTCCCATGTTGTTCGGCGGGAAGAACGATACCCCAGCGCCGCCGCCTCCCGTAATTCCAGCTACGCCTGCGTCAGCCGCACGTACTCCGGGAGCGGAAGTTAAGATCGGAGACGGCGCGACTTCTACTACGTCATCCGGTACGCCTGACTACTCTAGCTTCACAGAGAAGCGGGTGTTCGGTAAGCCCCTCGGTGGGCTCGGTAAGGGTGGACTGGGCCTGTAATGGCTGAAGCCTCCGCACCGAAGGGCACGTTGCAGAACAGGTGGGACCAGCTAGACAATAAGAAGAGTAGCCTGAAGACGCGGAGCGAACAGTACGCTCGGTGGACGCTTCCGTTCCTGTTTCCAGAACAGACCGGTACTGCGGATACTTCTGAGCGACAACTGAGTAACGACAGCATTGGTGCACGTTCAGTGAACCATCTGTCCAACAAAGTAGTCACCACTCTCTTCCGTCCACAAGGCCCGTTCTTCCGGCTCACACTGAGCCAAGAGCAACAGAAGAAAATCTCTGCACTGTCGCAAGGTCAGGATCAGGCGCAGATCGCTGAACTCACGAACAAGATCGACAATGAACTCAACGCCACTGAGAAAGAGGCGATGGAGTATCTGGACATGGTTGCCTACCGACCGCAGGCTACCGTGGCTGCACAGTTGCTGATCGCTACAGGCAACGCGCTTGCGTATCATCCCGAAGGCAAGCCTGTACAGGTTTACAATCTTCGGGACTACTGCGTTGTACGCGATCTTAGCGGCGTCGTCATCGAGATCATGACGCGAGAGTGCAAAGCATTCGAGACGTTCCATCCTGACGTACAGAAGCTGCTTCGTACCAAGAAGTCTAACGACTACGAGGACAGCACCGACGTTATCGTTTACACTCAGATCAAACTGTATGACGACGGCAAGTTCTACGCGAAACAGGAAGCCGGATTCGTGGAGCTTGATACGAAGGGAGCTAGCTGGCCTCGTGATGTTCTTCCGTGGATACCTCTTACGTGGACGCTTGTTCGCGGAGAGGACTACGGACGAGGACTAGTCGAGGACTACTCTGGCGCATTCCATGCTATCGAGGTACTCACGCAGTCACTGATTAATCTCGCTGCGATCATGGGCGACATCAAGTTCCTCGTGAACCCGGCGTCACTCATTGACGTAACTGCGCTGAACAACTCAGCGGCTGGCTCCTACCATAGCGGTAAGGAGGGCGATGTTAGCGCTGTGAAGATGGACAAGTTCAACGATGCGAACTTCATCGTCACAATGATCGAGCGATACGAGAAGCAGATCGCACAAGCGTTCTTGCTGAACTCGACGCTCACTCGTAACGCAGAGCGCGTCACGGCAGAAGAGATCAGGCTGCAAGCCAATGAACTCGAAATGTCGGTTGGCGGTATCTACTCGCGGCTGGCCCTGCAATGGCAGAAGCCGATTGCGTACATCACGCTTGACCACATTAAGTTCACTGGTCTCAGTCAGGGCATCAAGCCTCAGATCATCACAGGCATGGATAGCCTCTCTCGACAGGGAGAGCTTGAGAATGTTGTGCAGTGGCTGAACTCGTTGAGCCTGCTGAACAACGTACCAGAGGATATGCGC